TGGCGAGATTCAGCTTGCCCTGGCTATTGACGGCGAGATCGTGCCGACCAGTATTGCGGCGGCAACCCCCGCAGCCGTTGATAACTATTGGAATGTGAGCGGGTTCGCCATCATCGATGTACCCGCCTGTTGCTGCTACACCGTTTCCGTGAGAAACGCTTCTGTATCTGCTACCCCTGCTACCACCCCGGCTTCCGCACTGAATCTGCGGAACCTGAATGTGGAAGTCACCCGTATTGCATAAGGAGGAATTCTACCATGTATGAGAATATTAAGAAGGCTCTGTGTAAGGAGCTGGAACAGATGGACAAGGACATGGAGAACAACTCCAAGATGTCCGATAGTGATCTTCGCCGGTATGACATGATCATGCACTCCCTGAAGAGCCAGGCCACCTGGGAGGCCATGGAGGGCCAGAGCTACGGCATGAGCTATGACGGCGGGGCTTCTTACCGCCGTGGCCGTGACAGCATGGGCCGTTACACCAGCCGCATGGAGCAGCCTGATCCCATGGGAGGAGAATACGGGTATCCCTTCCCGCGGAATTCCGGCACGTACTACGGGCCGCGCTGGTAATCATTCCTGAGAGGGGGTGGGTGCTTCGCCCACCTCCTCTTTATCGAGTATAAGGAGGATCAGAGAATGAAATGGGACTGGAAAGAATGGGCCAAAGCAGCGTTTATCCGGGCGATCAAGACCTTCGCGCAGACAGCGGTAGCGAGTATTTCTGTGGGGGCAGCGATATCGGAGGTAGACTGGCTCCGTGTACTTTCTGTGAGTGGGGTGGCCTTTGTCCTCAGCTGGCTGACGAGTCTGGCGGGGCTGCCGGAAGTGGAAACGAGGAGTGATGAGTAATGCCGAGCTATTATGCCCCGAGGACTGACAAGGCCCTGCAACAGCAGGCCCAACAGCAGTATCAGTCTTATTATGACCAGCTCCGTCAGGCCGCCCGGCAGAAATCCGAACGGGAGACTACGGCCCTGGAGGGTCAACGGGCTGGAATCCAGCGAAGCTATCAGCAGCAGCTGGACGAGTCCGCGAAGCAGTACCGCCAGGCGTATTCCCAGACTGACCGGGAGACGCTTCGGCGTGGTATGCAGAGATCAAGCTATGCCGCCCAGCGGCTGGCTAACGTGCAGCAGGAAGGCCTCGAAGCCGAGCAGAGAATCCGGGAGGCTCAGACCAGCGCCGAGGGTAACCTGGACGCGCAGATCGCGCAGATCTCCGGACAGCTGGCTGACACGCTGGCCGGGTATGATGCCGGGCAGGCCGCCGATGTGATGAAGCGGTATAACGAGCTGCAGTCTGAAGAGTATGAGCGCGGACGGGAAGCCGAGCAGTATGCGGAGTCTATCCGGCAGTGGCAGGCCAACTTCGACCTGGGTAAAGCTCAGGCTGATCAGCAGGTTGCTCTCAGCGTTATTAACGGCATCGTGGCTAATGGCGGCGAGGCTTCTGATGCGCTGCTCGCACAGGCTGGGATCAGCAGAGAGGACTTTAACGCTATGAAGAAGCAGGAGGACACCGGTGGCGGCGGCTATTACGGCGGCAGAAGCAGCTCCGGTGGTGGCCGTCCCAGCAAAAAGACAACTACGCCTACACCTGGCCCGACCGATTCAGCGTTGCAAGGTCTTCTTTCGGGAGTTGCAGGAAAGATAGCTGGTAAGGCCACCGGTACAGGTGGGCGCCGCCCTACACAGAAAGACAGGCTGAGCAGTAGCGTTCCCGAAGATAAAAAGAAATCTACACTTACGAAGTAATAAGGTTCTACGGAGGAGGATCACATGGCTGGTTGGTTAGAAACAGTAGGACGCCGCATAAAGGATGGTAACGGAACAGTTAACTCAGGCAGCACTTCAACGGGTGGAAGCAGCTCATTTGGCGGCAACTGGTTTAGAAGCCCCGAGCAAAAGAATTCTGAGCCAGCCATTAAATTGCCGGATATCAGTACCACGCGGGGACTTTTGGCAAGACTCTACCAGATGGGAAGCACCGACCTCACCAAAGCGCGGGAAGGCCTGACCATGTTCGAGCAGCTTCGCATGGATCCCACCTCTATTTATTACAACCCCTTTGCCAGCCACACTAACCGGGCGCTGGACAACCTTCGGGACATGGGGCTGGAGATCAATGAGATCAATGACGAGTGGTTTGCCGCGAATGCCTGGCTGAAGCAGTATTACAAGCCTACGGCTAATACTAACAGCCTTTCCAGCACGATGACCAATAAACGGGCCAGCCCGGAAGAAAAGGCTGCCTATTACTACAATCAGCTCTGGATGGCCGAGGAGAGTACGAAAAAGGCCGAACAGGAATGGGCTGCTCTCCAGAAGGAGCTGTCCTACAAGGCCTCCCAGACTGACCGCCCCTGGTCGGATGATGATCTGGTTAACAATATCGACTGGAAGAAGTATCCCACCCTGGCCAAGATGGATGAAACCCGGATGCAGGGCACCCCGATGGAGCTGAACCGCGCTATCGGATACAGCAGGGATGCCCTGTACGGGGTCATCTGGGCCGCCCGGAATGACGGTGGCACAGGCAACCCCTATCAGGATATGATCAATAGTGCCTTGGGTACCGGGAATGTCTATCAACGGGATGATATGCTGGCCGCCAAGCTCGATCCCACCAGTGACTCCTATGCTCCCTATACCGTGGGAAGCACAATGGATAAGGAGCGGGAATACTTTGGTGTATCGAGCTTCACGAAGGAATGGATCGAGGAGAACCGATACAGGCTGAACAGCTCTGATAAGGAAGAACGGCAGAATTATATCTCTGTTCTGGAAGCCGATGCCGAGACAGACCTGGCTGACGAGGAGCTTGCACAGTTTAGAAGCAGGCTGGAGAAAAAGGTGAAGCACGGTAAGGATCCGGAGCAGGCTATAGACGAGCTGCTGGAATCCGGCCTCTATCCCACCCTGCTGAAGATGGACAGAAGCATTAAGAACGGGTATGTCAGCAAGACCCAGGCTACCGTGAATACCACCCGGAAGGTGGACTATGACCGGGCTTCTCTGCTTGAGTGGGCGCGGGGTATAGCCAGCGAGAAAGACGGGCAGGATACCGGGTCAACCTATGCTGAATCCATGACAGGGGCCTCCCAGGGCGAGAAGGATACCACGATACCTAAGATCACCGTCACCAAGTCTGAACCCGGTGAGGTTGACGCTGCGACCGGCGCGGACATCTCCACCTCGCAGACCAAGGTTATCCCGCCCAGCACACAGGACGGTACGGGTGAACGTGTACAGGAGCCTAATGACGGAAAAACCTCTGTAGGTACCACCGTGCAGGATGGTACGGGTGAACGGGTGCAAGAGCCGAACGATGAGATCGGTCAGTTCGGTAAGGGCAACATCGACCTGTGGAACCGGCCTGTCGTAACTAATGAGGACGGCACGGTCAGCACCACTCGCAGTATTTCCATTGAAGAAGACGGCAAGACCATCCTGATTCCTACCGTGGTTGACGGTAAGGTGGTCAGTGATGAGGAGGCCGTTCAGCACTACGATGAAACCGGCGAGATGCTTGGCGAATTCAACAGCGAGAAAGAAGCCCAGGATTATGCCGATAAGCTGCACGATCAGCAGGAGCGCTTATACGCGCCCGAAGCCACGACTACGCCAGAACAGGAAACCGCTCCTGCCGACAGCGTCGCTGAAGAAGCTCCCCGACAAGAGACTGCGGAAGTTCCGGCAGACGCTTCCGCGTTGGCCGCCTGGAAGAAGCGCTTCTTCACCTTCACCGACCAGCAGAAGAAGATCATGCGCGAGTGGGGCCGAAACGTAATGGAAGGCTACGACATAGCCTCTGACGCCGGGGTGCTGACGGATACCGAGGATGCCGTGCTGTCCACGGCCAGCGCGGAAACCGAAGCCGTGAAAGAGGTGCTGAACACCACCCCGGCTACCCAGCTGGCCGATAAGAGCACGGTCAAGACCGCCCGGGCGAATGCTGTCGGTATGATCAGCTCCAAAGCCGGGGCGCTGCAGAACGCCGCCGCGCTGGAAGAGCTTCCTCTGGTGCAAGAGCAGATCGCTGCGCTGGAAGGAAGCATCGTTGCCAGCGAGGACGAGCTGGATATGCTGAACATGGTTCGGGATGCCCAGCCCGACTGGCTCATCCGGGACTTAGCTAAGATCAATAATCCCAACGCTTCCAGCAGAGAGCAGACCGATGCGATGTTGGACATTTACAAGACCGTTACCAAGAACCCGGGGTATGAATACAACTCATCAGACACGGAAGCCCTGTCCAAAGCACAAGCATGGGTTGACTATCTGAATTCTGACGGCCCGATGATCGAGACAGCTTACTCCGGCGAGAATCGGGAAGAGGATCTCCGCAGGCTGAGAGCCAGAGAGCAGGAGCTTCAGAACACGATTGACAGCACAGCCTCTGACGCGGCGGCCTATGATGACACCAAAGCGTGGTTTGATGTAGTCCTGTCAACCTATGACAGAGCCAGGGTGGATACCTCAGAGATTAAACTGGCCCAGGGCATCTCTGACTATCTGTACAGTATGACCGTCTATCGGCCCACAGAGCGCACAGGGAACAGCCTGTATCAGGATTTGGAGCAGAAAGGCGGCACCCCGGAAGAGATCGAAGCCCGACACGCAGAGAACCACGAAAAACTGCTGGACGCATATTTCGTCCGGGATCAGTACATCCCCCAGAACGGCTTACAGGTTCCCCAGGATGCCCTGGACGGACTGAATCGGGAGATCGCCAGACTGGAGCGGGACGAGGAGGACTGGGAGTATTACAGCCTCAGAAGCCAGCCGAATTTTGAGGAGCTGGCCGCCCAGGGACAGGCCATGGAAGCCGACTACGTTAACGCCTACATCCCGGGAACGGATGCGGACAATGTTAATATAGAGGCCACCGGTCTTAACTTCGGACTTGGTGACGCTTATATGTCTCACCTGATGACCCCCGAAGAAAGAAGCACCTACTACTATCTGTTTGCCCGTGACGGCGCTGACGCCGCTCATGAGTATTACTATCACCTCGAGGATCAGGACTACGGTGTACTTACTACCCGGTCAAGGCAGGAAGCAGAAGACCTGGCAAAAGACTTAGTTAACAGCGGATTCGCCGGGGGTACACTGGCTAACGGGATAGCCGTTGGCATGGCTCCCATAGAAGCCGTAGCCGGTGGACTTTATATGCTGAACAGGCTGTATACCGGAAAAGAGTATAACCAGGATGCCTATATGCTGAAATACGGGCATTACTCCGAGGCCACCCATCAGGCTACAATGGAATCCATCCTGGATGTGAACGGAACACCTGACGGCAAGGGCGGCAAGACACATAATGCCTGGAGCCAGGTGGTATCTGGACTGTATGAGATCGTCTACAACCGTAGCCGGAGCGCGGCGAACGCGGCGGTATTCAGCTTCCTTGGCGGTACAGGCATTGCCATGCTGGACGAATTCATGGGGGCTGCGCCTATGGCCATCGGAGCCGCCAGTATGTCTATCGCAGACGCAAAGAAACGGGGCGCTTCGGACGGTCAGGCCTACGCTATCGGTACAGCTACATTCTTCGCTGAGAGCCTGTCTGAGGCGATCACCGTCAGCAACATCAAAGACATTTTTGACGCTGAAGAGGTAACCGGCGCTACCATCAAGGATGCTGTGGTTAACTGGTTGACGAGCAGTGGCGTGGAGGAGATGGCCGGTGAAAGCATCACGGACATCATTGAAAACCTGACTGACGAGAATGTCATGGGTGTTCTGTCCAACCATGCCGATGATGTAGCACAGTATAAGAAGGATCATCCTGACGCATCGGATAGTGAAGCCGAAGAAGCTGTCCGGCGAAACGAGCTGGGCAACCTGCTCCACACTGCTATCATCTCCTATCTCAGCCCCGGTCTGGATGTCGCGGGAACCGCTGTGCGGTATACTGGGCAGAGAGTGGGCTACTATCGGGATGTGACACGGGATCTCCAGGAACGTGGGTATAACGTGAGCATCCGGGATACCCGGAAAATGCTTGAAGGCGCTAACCAGCCGACAACGGCTCAGAGAGCGCCCCAGGCACCTGAAGCACCGGCTGAAACTGTTACTCCCACCGAGACTGAGACAGCCACACCCACCGAGACTGAAGCCACTACTCCCACCGAGGCTGAGACTGCCACCCCTGCCGATGAAGAAGCTGCTGGCGAGGAAGAGAAGCTCATGTCCAATGCCGCGGTGCTGGAATCCGTCAGAGGGACGGACGCGGCTACCCAGAACGAAGCTATCGTTAAGGTGCTCGACCCAGGAAGCGGCGAGACGGAGTTTAACCTGGCGAACGCCGCGGCTCCCGGCCTGCGGAAGCTCTTCGGAGGGCAGGAGGGTGCTATCTCCGGAGTGAAAGCCATCCTGAGTGGTGCCTACGGTGCCGGTGAGAAGAGTGAGCTGGTTACGGCGGCTCTGCGGAACGCCGGAACCTCTCCCAGCAGCGAGGCCCGGAAGGTGATCGAATCTGCGGAATTCAGGGCTGCCGCCCCGGAGCAGAAAGCCACCATGCTGGCGGCTACCGTGGAAGCTGATTCCGTGAATGAGGCCGTCAGGGCCGAAGCTACCAAGTCTGTGATGGAGCATCGGGTGGCCATGAAGGAAGCAGATGTAATTGCCAACGGTGCCCTGCAAGGTGCACAGCCCTCCGTGGACGCCGCCAAGACCGCGTCCCGTGACGCCCGGGCGGCAGAGGCACAGCTGGAGGAGAAGCAGCAGGAAGTGCAGGCCGCCCAGGAAAGCCTGAAGACGGCTGAGAAAGTCCTCCAGAATGACCCCAGAGAGGGCGAGGCGCTGATGAGAGACGCCGCCCAGGATATCCGGAACGCCCGGACGGTGGAAGAAGAGTACACCCAGAAAGTCGAAACTGCCAAGAGAAAAGAGCAGGAAGCCAAGGCCAAAGCCACCCGGGATGTCGAGCAGGCTATGGGCGAAGTCCGGAAGCAGGCTACGGCTGATGTGGAGCAGGAAGACATCGCCAGAGCCGAGCAGGAAGCCCAGGCGGCTGAACAGGCCAGGGTACAGGCCGAGGCTGACGAGGCAGCCAGAGTCAGGCAGGAATCCGTGGACAACGCCTCTGACGCTGACTTTGAAGCCTATATGGAGCAGAACAACCCTGACGCCACAGAGGAAGAGAAACAGCACGTAAGGGAGATCTGGGACAGGGTTCAGAACGAGAGCCAGCAGGCCCAGGCTCAGACCGAGGTTACCCCGGAGCAGATGTCCGTAGAGGATGAAGTCAACCGGAAGAAATTCCTCCGGTCTGTGGGCCGAAAGTTTGGCTATAACATCGTAGAAGTGGACGAGATCGAGCACAACGCGAACGGTGCCTACGACCGCGACACCAACACGATTCGGCTGAACAAGAATGCCACCGTTGGCGATGCCATGTACTTCGTGCTTGGGCATGAGCTGACGCATATCACCGAGCAGGCCGGGGAATACAAGCCCCTCGCTGATCGGCTGCTGAGTATGTTCTATGGCCAGGGCATGACCTGGGATGGCGTCCTGGCTGAACTCAACGAGGGCAAAGCCAGCTCCCCGCTGGCCCGGGAAGTCCTTAACAAGCTGAACACCTATCAGAAAGCTACCGGAAAGACCGAGGCGAATGACTACTACCTTCAGGAAGTGGTCGCGGACTGCATGGGCAAGCTGCTTAGATTTGACGCCCAGCATCCCGAAGCCCAGCAGAGGCTGATCGAACAGCTGGCGGCTGAAGATCCCAGCACCGCCCGGAAGATTCTGAACGGCATCAAACGCTTCCTGAAGAAGCTGGTCGGTGCCAGAGGTGCCTGGCAGTCTGATATGCAGGCCACCGTGACGCTGTTCGAGAACGCCCTGAAGAACGCTAAGAAGACCACCGGAGAGACTAAGCACTCCATCGGAGCTATAGACGAAACCACAAACATCCTGACCGACCGGCAGGGCAACGAGACAGCCGCTGAAGAATTCCGAGGCGGGACTGTTGCTATCGATACCACCAGGTATAGTCTTAATTCCTTTGACAGGAAAGAACAGGCCGCTACCAGACGGGCGTTGTTAGATGTCAGAGACGCTAACGGGAAGCGCCTGTACACCCCGGAACAGGTGGACAAGTATATGCAGGATGCCCTGGGCATCGCGTCCATGGTAGCTGTTGACCGCGGAAGGCTGGACTATGATGTAACCGATCCTGAGAAGTCTATGGTCAAACCGAACGCAGACTATGGCGCTTCCATCGATGCATCCACGCTGTGCGCGAAGCGGCTGCTCTACCAGGGAACCTTTAATGCCATCCAACACGCTTTACCAAATACTCCCCTCCTGCCGGGTGATCTGATTAACCTCGCTAACATGATGCGGGAGATGGGATATGAAACTCCCTGCGGTATCTGC